GAAACGCTCCACTAAAGTTGGGGCTAAAGAAGATTCAATTTATTCACCCCGTTTAAGAAAGAAAAAATGAAAGCTAAGAAACCAGTAAAGAAATCAGCTAAGAAACCAGTAAAAAAATCAGTAGCTAAAAACGCTACAAGAGCAATGTATATGAAAGAAGGTTATTAATGGAAATGGAATCTAATGTAAACCCAGATACACTTGCTACTCAGCAAGTACCAGCTGTCCGTAGCGACAGTGTATGCAATTACCTAGGTAATTTAGCAGGTGTTCTCAGTTCAATTGTGGTTGATATCAATGCACAAATTGCATCTATCAAACGCATCTCGCAAACTACACAAGAAGAAGGAATCAGTAATGACAACAGCCAAGAAGCCTAATAGAATCTCACAGTTTACAACAATGACATTAGAAACTAAGTGGAGTAATCTACTTAAGCCTGATGTTGCATTTGGAGAAGGTAGTGCTAATCACAACATCACTGTTGTTGTTGATGCAGAGTTACAAAAAACTTTAGATACTATTCTAAAGACGAGTGGTGCTAAGAAAATCAATGGTTTAAGGGAGGTTGATAATGTTGTTACGTTTAAAGCTAAGTCTAAAGTCCATGTGGATGAAGGTAAGTTTCCTTGTGTTGACTCTTTGGGTCAACCTACTGACATCGTCCCATTCGGTGGTGACAAGGTTCGTCTCAAGCTTGCGCCGATGGTTCTGACTAGAGACAATTCCTTATCTATCTACTTGAATGGTATTCAGGTTGTGGAAAAGAATACTACCTTCACGAAGGGCAGTGACTTTGCCGCAGTAGAGGGTGGCTTTGTTGGGGGATCAACAATGAAGGATGATCTAACAGATCAAGCTGACAGTGACCTCCCCTACTAAAAAAGTATTGGAGTGGCAGTTCAATATTAATCCAGTGGCTGCAAGCAGACCACGGATATCAAGGTGGGGTGCATTCTATGTAGGAACATATAAAGTGTTCCGTGAGATTGCTGCTGAGGCTGTATGGAATACCATTGGAAATGGGTTCGTACCTCTCAGTAATTCCTTATCAGTTTCTATAGAGTTATATATAAAACGACCTAAGAAGACTGATAAGGAATACCCTAGACCAGATATTGATAACTTTGCCAAAGCAATTTTAGATACCATGAATGGTAAGATATGGGAAGATGATGCTCAAATCATCAGCCTGTATGTAACTAAACAGTGGGCTGAAAAAGATTCAGAGGGATACTTTATATTGTCAGTTAGTAATTAATGGTAGGGGAAACACAAGAAATTCTCTTGTGTTTCCCTTACTTTTTTCTTTAAGGAGCTACATGAAGAATGCAAATGGTAAGGGCGATAGCTATCGCAAGGTAGATCAGAAGCAGTATGATAAGAACTATGCTAAAGCGTTTAAGAAGAAGAAAGCTAACGACACTACAGTGTCGCAACTATCCTTTGCTATATGGCTTGAGTATATTATAGCAGCCATCTCAGCAATGCAAACTAAGAAGGTTGTTAAAAAAGGTATAGCACAAGCAAAGAAAAGTAAGTTTAGTAAGAATCCACCTAAGATATCTACTAAAAAAGTAAGGTAAGTTTCTTGTCTTGTAAGAAAAACAGGCTATTATTTCTTACGTTCTTTTATGGAAAAACAAAATGAATGATAAACAACCAATCGGTATATGGGTAACAGGTAAGTGGGGTAAGCATGGTTGGTTAGAAGAATCAACAGGTATACCTACAACTTTTAAATCTTTAGTAGATGCTAAGGATTGGATCAGAGTAAACGCTGTTCATAAGGAGTATTATGAACCCAAAATTTTACCAAAAAAACTTAAGGAGGATATTGAATGGATATAAAAGAATCAGCATTCATACGTAAGGATGCGTGTCCCAAGTGTCAAGCTATGGGTCGAGATAACTCAGGGGATAACTTAGGGGTCTATGATGATCACGTCCACTGCTTTAGTTGTGGGTATCATAAAGGAGATTATGTGATAGAAGATACAACCGTTAACGTTAAAACGTTTTCACCTGTCATTGGTACAGTCTGCGAAGTATCCGATAGGCTACTCACTGAAAAAGTATGTAGACTGTATGGGTATCAGACAGCTAAGATCAATGGAAAGATAGTTCAGATTGCTAACTACTACAAGGATAATACTTTAGTAGGACAACATCTGCGTGGTCCCGATAAGCAGTTCGCTTGGAAGGGATCAGCTAGGGGTGTTGAATTGTTTGGTCAGAATCTATGGAAGGCTACAGGTGGTAAACGCCTCATAATTACCGAAGGAGAGATCGATTGCATGACCGTCAATCAATCACTCGGTGGTACATGGGCTGTGGTATCGTTGCCTAATGGTGCGACATCCGCAGTAAAAGCTATTAAAGATAACCTTGAGTTCATCAATGGTTATCCTGAAGTTATACTATGCTTTGATATGGATACAGCAGGACAAGATGCAGCTAAGGCTGTTGCTGACATCCTGTCTAGTGGTCGTTGTAAGATTGCTAAGCTGCCATACAAAGATGCCAATGAATGCTTGATGAACAATCAATCCAAAGCATTGGTCAATGCCTTATGGGAAGCACAGGCTTACTCACCCGATGAGATTCTCCACGTCAGTAAGATTGCTAATGACTCACAGAATATGGATGATGTCAAGGTCTACCCCTTCCCCTACGATAAGCTCAGTGAGTTCCTCATTGGTCAGCGTAGTGGTGAGATCACCCTATGGGCATCTGGCACAGGCTCTGGTAAGTCTACAATCTTACGTGAACTCATCATCAATCACCTTGTTGATGGTCGCAGTGTTGGTTGTATTATGCTTGAGGAATCCCCTCAAGAAACAATGGATGATCTTATATCACTGTTGTTAAACAAACCAGTACGGGCTATTAGAGCTTCACGTATGATGAATGCTTTACAAGTAAAGATGGGTCGCAATACTATCAATGTGAATATGCTTGATGACCTGAGTGAGGATGAGTATGCAGAGGCACGTACTAGATTGTGTCAAACAAATCTGTACATCTATGATCATCTTGGTAACAATGCTATGACTAACTTGCTTGCTCGGATGGAGTTCATGGCTACATCACTTAAGGTTGATGTCATTGTTCTTGATCACATTACAGCAGCAGCAGCTGGTCTTATGGGTATTAACGATAAAGATATTGAGGGTGGTGGATCAGAACGTATCATCATAGATACTCTTATGAAAGAGTTACGATCTATGTCAGTACGTACAGGAGTTCATGTTGATATTGTATCACAGTTAAAAAAGACTGATAAGGCATACGAAGAAGGTAGTCGTGTAACCCTACAGGATCTACGTGGGTCTGGTGCACTATCCTCAGTACCTAACACAGTCATTGGTCTTGAGAGAGATCGACAGAACCCTGATGAACGTACATCTAATACAACCATTGTACGAGTACTGAAGAATAGATTGACTGGTCGGTCAGGAATTGCTACAGCATTGTTCTATGACCATAGGTCAGGTCGGTTACAGGAGATCGGCTTTGCTGTGGATGATACTGGTACGGTAGCCTTTAATCCAGTGGAAGGAATCTAATATGAACGGAGATACAATGGAAGAGCTGTACGCAGCACTTACACAAACACGTAAAGATAGGGATGAAGCACGTTGGCTAAATCGTGACCTAACTAATGAAAGGGACGAGGCACGACGAATGTATTGTGAGATGGCTTCGCCAGTGTGTGGATCGAAATATACTGGTCCTAACTCGGTGGCGAAAGATAAAGGTTGGGACTGCTACAAGAGTGAGGAAACAAAATGAATAATAAAATAACAGTAACTGAAGATCAATTATTTTGGATGTTTAGATATTGTCTGTCTAGGAAGACATACGCTGCATCAGATGGTGCAGATGCAGTAGTAGCGAACTGGCAGCATTTGTCCAAGAATACAAAAGACATGATTATAAAAGAAATCACTGAGGCGATGTATCGCAATGGGGGTGACCAAGAAACATGGCGCAAAGTAATTTTAATTGACTTGGATGAAAGAATAGAACAAGAAAGAGATTCAGAATGAACGCCTATGAACTAACTATTGCACATTCGCACACATTCGCACGCATTCGCAGGAGACACTATGAAGACATGCATACTAGATATTGAAGGCAACGCCCTCAGTGAAGTCTATGTCGAGAAGAAGGGTGCTGCCCTTAAGGAATGCACCAAGATATGGTGCGTAGCTACGAAGGACACTGATGCTGGGACACCTAAGCTATGG